GTCATCAGTATTGACAGCGTAAGGTACACACTTAAAGCACACAGACTTGTTGCTCAATCATTTATTCCAAATCCAAAGAATAAGCCAACCGTAAATCATAAGAACGGCATCCGCAATGATAATCGTGTGGAAAATCTTGAATGGGCTACATACGAGGAACAGCAAGCAGACCCGTTGACCACGATTAATCGAAATGAAGTAGTTGTAAAAACAGATTATGCAGCTATGGGTGCATTAAGAAATTATGGTCGCAGAAAAACAGCTGTATTTGATGGCAATGGTTTGTTAGGAATATATTCTTCGCTTAAAAAGGCTGTGGAAAAACACCCTGCGAATTATGGTAAAGCATCAGAGTGTGCATCTGGTAAGCGAAAAAGTGCAGGAGGTGTTAGATTTTGTTACGTTTAGGAAGTTTATTCTCTGGCAGTGGTGGTTTTGAATTGGGAGCGACGCTTAGTGGCATCACTCCTATTTTTTCTGCTGAAGTGGAGCCGTTCCCAATCAGGGTAACAACAAAGCGGTTTCCTAATATAACACATTACGGTGATGTCAGCAAATTAAACGGCGCGGAAGTTCCGCCCGTAGATATAATTACATTTGGAAGCCCCTGCCAGGATATGTCGGTGGCAGGAAAAAGAAGCGGACTGGATGGTGAGCGTTCCGGTCTATTTTATCAAGCGGTGCGAATCGTGAAGGAAATGAGGTGTAAGACGAATGGCAAGTATCCAAGATTTGTGGTCTGGGAAAACGTCCCCGGCGCATTCTCGTCCAACAAGGGGGAAGACTTTAAGGCAGTTCTCGAAGCACTCTGCAAAATCAAAACAGAAAATGCTTCTGTTCCTAGAACTGAAAAAGGTAAGTGGGAAAATGCAGGACTTATCATGGCAGAAGGTTTCTCCCTCGCATGGCGAGTTCTCGATGCCCAATATTTCGGAGTCCCCCAAAGAAGAAGACGTATCTATCTTGTCGCAGATTTTGATGGCGAATGTGCCGGAAAAATATTATTTGAGTCAGAAGGCTTGTCAGGGTATTCTTCGCCGGGCGGCTGCTCGTGGAAAAGAGTTGCCGGAGCTGTTGAAAGCGGCACTGGAACAGCAGGCGCAATCTGCTTAAATGACCAAGGTGGAGAAAGAATGGATGTAACGAAGGATAAGACATCTACTCTTAGAGCGAATTCGAATCATCCGCCACTGGTGTTTGAAAATCATAGTCAGGACACAAGATATGTTGGGCCTATTGATAAAGCACAGACGGTGCTTGCTACTTTTGGTATGGGCGGGAATAATCAGCCTTTTGTTATGGAAACACCTAAAACACTTAAAATTCGCAGTGGCTGCGAGGGTGGAGGCAAAGGTGCTTTGGTGCAGGAAAATATGTCTGCTACCTTAGGGTGCAATAATGACCAGACTGTATTTGTACCAAAAGTTTATGGAATATGCTCAGATGGTAGTAATTCCATGAAATCCACAAATCCTAAAAGTGGTGTATATGAAGCCTCAACGGCTCGCACCTTAGACGGAAATGGAGGGAATCCAGCCTGTAATCAAGGCGGGGTAGCTGTTGTTGAAGATACAAAAGCGTTCCATGTAAATCAGCGTGACGAGGTTATTGACCTCAAAGGAAAATCCGGTGCTTTGATGGCAAGGCAAAGCCAGCAAATGCAGACGTTTGTATTGCAAGGCTCTATGATAGGCAGAAAAGAAGAAAATGGACCACAGGGCGATGGGGTTAACGAAGAAGTAAGTTTTACCTTAAACACTACGGATAAACACGCAGTTGCCTATGGAATTGACCGAGCAGCCTTTAATCAAGGGGGAAATGCCAAGTTTGGATTTAGTGTTGAAAAAGAGGTAGAACCGACTATTGTTGCAAAAGGACCGGGCGCAGTTGCAATGCCTAATTATACCAGTAGTAAGGCATCTTTTTTTACATCAGCAGATAAAGATGTGGCCAATACCCTCGTAGCAACCGATTATAAAGACCCACCGCTTGTCAGTGATGAGAAGGATGCGAGTTACATTGTTCGCAGACTGACTCCAACGGAATGCGCCAGGCTGCAGGGATTTCCAGATTGGTGGTGTTCTGCACTAGAGACAGAAAATCCTACTGAAGAAGAACTCTGTTGGTGGGCAGAGGTTTTTGAAACTCACAGGCAGATATTTAAGAATTCAAGCAAACCCAAAACTAGAAATCAGATTATTAAATGGCTAAGTAAACCGCATTCTGATTCTGCGGAATATAAAATGTGGGGTAATGGAGTTGCACTTCCGTGTGTTTGTTTTGTGTTATCAGGCATCGTCTGGGCTGCTGAAAATATCTAGGTATACAGTATCTTTCACATTATTTGCTTGCTATTATGTGCCTTTAGAGTGATAAATGTAGTACCAAAACAAAAGGAGGAACTACATTATGGAAGTTATTTACAATCTTACCGACAGAAAACCATTTGTAAAAGCTTTGGAAGAAATTACAGGCGCAAAGGCAGTTTACATGAGAACCCCCACCTACGCATATAGGGTGGATTATTTTACCGTGACCCGTGAGGGAAATCTTACCTTTGATGATATGGCGGACAGTGAGGAAATAGAATGTGTGCTGGAGAAACTTAATCAGAGAGGTTTTCATTGTGAGAGTTCTGAAAATGATGAAACTAAGCCAGAAATGGGTTGTGAGGAGCCTTTGGCGGACTGCCAACCTGCCTGCCAATTACCGGAAATAGAGCCACAGAATGAAACTGTGGGGCTTACAGTGGCAATGCCGTTGAATAAGGTACTGGTGGGTAACCTTACCAACCTCTTAGAAGCTAAGGGACGGCTAATAAAAAAGGCATTAGGAATCAGCGAGCTGCCAATTAAAATCACGCAGGAGCAGATTTCCTTTCCATGGTTTACAGATGGCTTGGATACCGACATGTCCAGAGCCTACACCAATTTCATTGCCGCTCTGTGTAAAATGAGCCGAGAGCAGAAACGTATCTCCAACATGGAAAAAGCGGTGGAAAATGAAAAGTACGCATTCCGATGCCTGCTTCTCCGGCTAGGGTTTGTGGGTGCCGAGTACAAGGCAGACCGAAAAATTCTGCTGAAGAATCTGACTGGCAGCAGTGCATTTAAAAGCGGGTTGAAAAAGGAGGCAGATGAGGATGAAATTTCCAAGTAAGAAAATTGTGGAACTTGTGCGTAAACAGTATCCCAATGGAACAAGGGTGGAGCTTTTAAAGATGGACGATGCCCAAGCTCCGCCACTTGGCACAAAAGGGACGGTAACCGGCGTGGATGATACTGCCAGTATTTTAGTAAATTGGGATAACGGAAGTACTCTTAATGTGATTTATGGTGAAGATTTGGTAAAGAAGGTGCCAAAATGATGAAGCCAGTAATTAAACGCTAAATTATTGCCATTAGGGATACGGGACGAACTAATATGTTTGACATCAATATGGTTCAGTACATTGCCAACGAACTTGGTTACTACGACTTAGTAGTCTTTGTAGAAGAACACCGCAAAGAATATGTTAGATTTATCTTAACTGGAGAAGAGTAGAGAGATATTGTATACTTGCCGTTATTGACTTGCTGGATAGGCTACAATACAATGGACAGTTTTCTTGAGGAGCTGATAAAATAATAAGAAAACAAAAGGAGTAGCCAAATGGAAAAACGAACAAGACGGGAATATACTAAAGAATTCAAACAACAAATGGTGGCCTTGCATGCCAGTGGTAAACCAGCGAGTGAAATCATCCGTGAATATGAATTGACTGCCTCAACTTTTCATAAATGGGTACAGCAATTTAATAAAACCGGTTCTTTTAAAGAAGCTGATAATCGAACCCCAGAGGAAAAAGAACTAATTGCCTTACGCAAACAAAATAAGCAGCTATTGATGGAAAATGACATTCTAAAGCAGGCGGCTCTGATAATGGGACGAAAGTAAAAGTTATCAGAGCTAACACTTACAAATACCCCGTTTTGAAAATGTGCAAGATTCTCAAGATTTCTCGCAGTACATATTATTCCTACGAAGAATCTAAAGCAAAAAAAGATGAAATCAATGATGTGGTAATCACAATCTTTAATGAAAATCAGCATGTATACGGAACCCGTAAGTTAAAAGTCGAGCTGGCTAAAAGAAACTATAAAGTATCGAGGCGGCGTATTGCCAGGATTATGCGCTCTAATGGACTAGTATCGGCCTACACGATCAAAAAATACAGACCCCGTAAAGACAAGGTAAATAATGAAACTCAGCCTAATCTTTTAGACCGTCAATTTGACGAAAAAGATCCCTACGAAGTCGTAGTAAGTGATTTGACTTATGTCAGGGTCGGAAACTATTGGAATTATATTTGTATTTTACTTGATCTGCATAATCGTGAGATTGTTGGCTATAGTTGCGGCAAAAATAAAGATGCCAAACTGGTCTATGATGCTTTTGCAAAAATAAAAACGAATCTAAGGAATATCTGTATTTTTCATACGGATCGAGGAAGTGAATTTAAAAACTATCTGATTGATGATTTTTTAAAGGAATTCGATATCCGTCGTTCTCTTAGTGCTAAGGGATGTCCCTATGATAACGCTGTGGCGGAAGCACAATTTAAGATCATAAAAACAGAGTTTGTTCGTTCCAGAAGATTTGAAACTCTTGAACATTTAAAAGTTGAACTTATGGCGTATGTTTATTGGTTTAACAATAAACGAATTCATGGAAGCTTAGGATATAAAAGTCCGGCAGAGTTCAGGCAATCACTCCTCTGAAAAATTGTCCGGAAAAGTGTTGCCAATCCATGCTATTATGTGCTTTTAGAGCGAATATCTACATACCGAAAGGGAAAACCATATGGACGGAGGATACGAAAATGACAAGATTTGAAAGAGATTACAAGGATGCAGAAGAAGGCAATGGAATTGAGGTAATTACAAAACGTAGAGCTGAAATCGAGAAGCTTACTCACGAGGGCAAATGGTGCAAAAATAGTTTTCGCAGAACTTGCATTGCGCAGGATGTAATTAGGTTAAAAAATGAACTCAAAAAAATTGAAGAACTTTTCTAAGTAAAAAACAACTGAAAAATCCAAGAACGGAGCCATATGGCTCTGTATCTTGTTAGCGAGGCTTGCTTATGGCAGGTCATTTTTTATGCTCAAATATAGAGGTGATATATTGCGAAAGCTAAAGAGGTATAAAGCCACCAAATTTAAAACTAAAGGCTCGGTATATAATAAAGCTGCAGCTGATTATGCTGTGAATTTTATCGAGTGTCTTAGTCACACTAAGGGTATCTGGGCCGGCAAGCCTTTTGAACTTATAGACTGGCAGGAACAGATTATCCGTGATGTTTTTGGTACGCTTAAGGCTAACGGATATCGACAGTTTAATACCGCCTATATTGAAATTCCCAAGAAACAGGGTAAGAGCGAACTTGCGGCTGCGGTGGCATTGCTTCTTACTTGCGGTGATGGCGAGGAACGCGCTGAAGTATATGGTTGTGCAGCTGACCGCCAACAGGCATCCATTGTTTTTGAAGTGGCTGCCGATATGGTGCGTATGTGTCCTGCGCTAAATAAAAGAGTAAAGATACTAGCATCACAAAAGAGAATAATTTATCAGCCGACAAACAGTTTTTACCAGGTGCTGTCAGCAGAAGCCTATTCCAAGCATGGCTTTAATATTCACGGAGTTGTTTTTGATGAGCTGCATACACAGCCTAACAGAAAGCTTTTTGATGTTATGACCAAAGGCTCCGGCGATGCACGTATGCAGCCTTTATATTTTCTTATTACAACGGCCGGAACAGATACACATTCTATCTGTTATGAAACGCATCAGAAGGCGATGGATATTTTGGAGGGACGCAAGCATGACAGTACTTTTTATCCGGTAATATACGGTGCGAAAGAAACCGATGACTGGACTGACCCCAAGGTGTGGAAGAAGGCAAATCCATCTTTAGACATTACGGTTGGTATTGATAAGGTTAAAGCAGCTTGTGAATCTGCTAGGCAAAATCCTGGAGAAGAAAATGCTTTTCGTCAGCTTCGTCTTAATCAGTGGGTTAAGCAGGCAATACGCTGGATGCCCATGGATAAATGGGATAAATGTTCATTTATTGTAAATGAAGAGGATTTGGAGGGACGTGTTTGCTATGGTGGCCTTGACCTATCCAGCACTACGGATATTACAGCTTTTGTACTGGTGTTTCCGCCGGAAGATGAGGAAGATAAATACAGCATTCTTCCATATTTCTGGCTGCCGGAAGAAACCTTGGATTTAAGAGTAAAACGTGACCATGTTCCTTATGATATATGGGAACGGCAGGGATATTTGCAAACCACGGAAGGAAATGTGGTGCATTACGGCTATATTGAACAGTTTATAGAAAAGTTAGGCGAACGGTTCAATATTCGTGAGATAGCATTTGACAGATGGGGCGCAGTGCAGATGGTGCAGAATTTGGAAGTATTGGGTTTTACTGTAGTGCCATTTGGCCAAGGATTTAAGGACATGAGTCCTCCGACCAAAGAACTTATGAAGCTTACCCTTGAAGAAAGACTAGCCCATAGCGGACATCCGGTTCTAAGGTGGATGATGGATAATATTTTTATTCGTACAGATCCTGCCGGAAATATCAAGGCAGATAAAGAAAAATCCACAGAGAAGATTGATGGTGCAATAGCCACAATAATGGCATTAGACCGAGCAATTCGCTGTGGAAATGATAATGGGGCATCAGTTTACGATGAGAGAGGCTTGCTTTTCTTATAGTCGTAAATATAGGGGAATTTCGGTGTTATGGCCCAGAAAAGCATATAATCTCAGATTCGGAAACATCAGACATCATTTTACGCATTCTTGTAATGAAGAATTTATAAAATTTAATGTAATCTTTTATTTTACGAGGGTCTTTGCTGGGATGTTCGTCATAGTGCTTAAAGTGAAAATTGTTAAAGTAGGAATCTAATTCAGGGCTTTCTATATTAGTTTCTAAAAGAAATATAGTCCTTTCGATGGAATTAAGAATTTCGTTTAGTGTTTTATAAGTATAGTAATTTTCACCATAATGTTCATATGAAGTACCATCGCAATTAACATGGTTATTTATGTTCCAAATTAGATTTGCATCAAAGTATCTTTCTAAAAAGAATTCAACAGTGTCAGCAAATCCATCTTCATCTATAGATATGCCATACTTGCGTAATCGTTCATTATCTGGATCATCCCATGATACAAATTTTTCTTCGTTATCTTTTATGGGATAAATATCAATATTGCTACCGCCACACCAGCCCTCTATTATTTCTAATTCTTCTGGTAACTCGTAAGTAGCATTTGAGATATTAGATTCATTTAACATTTTAACACCACCTTTTTTACAATATTATAGCACAATACAAAATTAGTATGAGTAAATTCAAGAGGAGATGATTAATATTTTTAATGCCATTACTAAGCTTTTTAAATCTAGGGATAAGCCTAAAAATGTAACTGTAGGGAGTGCCTATAATTTTTTATTTGGAGGAAGTACAGCCGGTAAAATGGTAACCGAGCGTTCTTCCATGCAGATGACAGCGGTTTATTCCTGTGTTAGGGTGCTGGCAGAAGCAGTGGCAGGACTCCCGCTGCATTTATATAAATACACGGACAGCGGCGGCAAGGATAAGGCAGTGGACAATCCGTTGTATTTTTTGCTGCATGACGAGCCTAATCCAGAAATGACCTCCTTTGTATTTAGGGAAACCCTTATGACACATCTGCTGTTATGGGGAAATGCCTATGCCCAGCTTATTCGTAATGGCAAGGGTAAGGTTGTGGCCATGTATCCCTTAATGCCAAACCGTATGAGCGTTAACAGGGACGATAACGGAAATCTTTACTATAAGTATTTACGCAGTTTGGAAGATGCCCATAGAGCTAATACAAATGAAGTTATGCTTTTACCTAGCGAAGTGCTGCATATTCCGGGACTTGGCTTTGATGGACTTGTCGGGTATAGCCCTATTGCAATGGCAAAGAATGCTGTTGGAATGGCAATTGCCTGCGAGGAATATGGTGCTAAGTTCTTTGCTAACGGTGCGACACCGGGAGGAATTTTAGAGCATCCGGGTATTGTTAAAGACCCTGCCAGAGTAAGAGAAAGCTGGAATACAGTCTATCAAGGAAGCGGCAATGCTCACCGTATAGCAGTTTTAGAAGAGGGCATGAAGTATACACCTATCGGCATATCGCCGGAACAGGCACAGTTTTTAGAAACAAGAAAATTTCAAATCAATGAGATAGCTCGAATTTTTAGGGTACCGCCGCATATGGTTGGTGATCTTGAAAAATCGAGCTTTTCTAATATAGAGCAGCAGAGTTTGGAATTTGTTAAATATACATTAGAGCCTTGGCTTGTCAGATGGGAGCAGGCAATGGTGCGGTCTCTTTTATCTAAATCGGAGAAGGAGCAGTATTTCATTAAATTTAATGTGGATGGTCTTTTAAGGGGCGATTACGAAAGCCGCATGAATGGCTATGCCACTGCCAGACAGAATGGCTGGATGAGTGCCAATGACATCCGTCAATTAGAGAATTTAGACCGTATTTCTGCTGCTGAAGGCGGTGATTTGTATTTAATTAACGGGAATATGACCAAACTTGCAGATGCAGGAATTTTTGCGGCTAAAGTGGATACTAAGGGGAAGGAGGAAGGTACACATGAAGAAATTTTGGAACTGGAAAAACAAAATAGTGCAGAACCAAGACGAAACTAGTGAAAAACAGGAAAGAATTCTGTTTTTGAACGGAACAATAGCTGAAGAAAGCTGGTTTGATGATGATGTCACTCCGAAGATTTTTAAGGAAGAACTGTTAGCTGACAGCGGTGATATTACCATCTGGATTAATAGTCCGGGCGGTGATTGTATTGCGGCAGCCCAAATCTACAATATGCTGATGGAGTATAAAGGGCAGGTTACCGTTAAAATTGACGGCTTAGCAGCCAGTGCGGCATCTGTTATTGCCATGGCAGGTTCTAAGGTGTTAGTAAGTCCGGTATCCATGCTTATGATTCATAATCCGGCTACCATTGCTTTTGGCGATAAGGCTGAGTTTCAAAAGGCCATTGCTATGCTTTCAGAGGTTAAAGAATCTATTATCAATGCCTATGAAATTAAAACCGGTCTGCCGAGAGTTAAGCTTGCGCATCTGATGGATGCGGAAAGCTGGATGAATGCTAATAAGGCGATTGAACTTGGCTTTGCAGACGGAATTTTAAAGCGAACAGACGAAGCGGATATGGAGCAGCCGGCTGTTTCTATGATGTGTTCTGCCGTGGCAGTAACAAATTCACTACGGGACAAGCTTGCGGCTAAATGCACTATTAAAGCACTAAAACCGCAAATTAAGGAGCGGTTGGCAGAGGAATGCCTGAAAGAATTAAACTTATTAAAAAACCACATTTAAGGGAGGAATTAACAGTATGAATATTAACGAATTAAGAGAAAAACGAGCTAAAGCATGGGAAACCACCAAGTCCTTTTTGGAAAGTCACCGCACTGATAAAGGGACGATTACTGCTGAGGATGAAAATACCTATAACAATATGATGGCGGATATTGATGGTTTGGGTAAAGAAATTAAGCGCCTAGAAAAGCAGGAGCTTTTGGATAAAGAGCTTGCTAAAGCAGTGAATGTACCTATTACAGGTAAACCGGGATTTGGTGGTGAGGAAGAAAAACTCAAACCTGTCCGTGCAAGAAATGGTTATGCCAAGGATTTAATCAAAGCAATGCGCAGTAATTTTAAGCAGGTAACCAACCTTTTGCAGGAAGGGGTGGATGCAGACGGCGGTTATTTAGTGCCGGAGGAATACGATAAACGTATCATTGACACCTTGGAAGAAGAAAATATTATGCGTAAGCTGGGGACTAAAATCACTACCAGTGGTCAGCACAAGATTAACATTGCGGCTGCGAAACCTGCGGCAGCATGGATTGAAGAGGGTGGGACATTAACCTTTGGAGATGCTAAATTTGCACAGACTTTGCTCGATGCACATAAGCTTCATGTGGCCATTAAAATCACGGAAGAATTGCTCTACGACAATGCCTTTAACCTTGAAGGGTATATCATTGACCAGTTTGGCAGAGCGATGGCCAATGCGGAAGAAGATGCCTTTTTAAATGGTGACGGAACCGGCAAGCCATTAGGACTTTTTGCAGAAAGCGGCGGTGGTACGGTTGCTCAAACTTTGACAGCGGCAATTAAGTCCGATGATGTACTGGATTTGATTTATGCTTTAAAACGTCCCTATCGTAAGAATGCCAAGTTTATTATGAATGACCGTACTTTGCTTTCCTTGCGTAAGCTGAAAGATAACAACGGTAATTATATGTGGCAGCCTTCTTATCAGGCAGGCGAGCCAGATAAGCTTTTGGGATACAGCATATTTACTTCTGCCTATGCACCTGCTGCCGCTATTGCTTTTGGGGATATGAGCTACTATAACATCGGTGATCGTGGAACTCGTTCTATTGCGGAGTTAAGAGAGCTGTTTGCCGGCAATGGCATGATTGCCTATGTAGCAAAGGAGCGTGTGGACGGTAAGCTGGTACTTGGCGAAGCCGTGCAGATTATGCAGCTAAATGCTTAAATAAGTAAAAGCAGGTGGTGTATACAATGGTTGTGAATCTTGATGAAATGAAAATGTACCTGAGAGTTGATTCCGGTGATGAGGACGCACTCATTACTCAGCTTCTGGAATCAGCTGAAAAGCTGTGTATGGATATAGTAAGGGGAGATGAAGAAACTCTTGTAAAGTCCAAAAACTGCAAAATGGCAATCCTGTATACTGCCGCCTACTTTTATGAACATCGGGAAGAAGCGGACTATAAGCAGCTGATGCTGACTTTGCGTTCGCTGCTTTTTGGTGACAGAAGGGATGGATTTTAGTGCGGATTGCTAAATTGAACCAACGTATTGAGGTTTTAAAGCCGCTGCTTACCAGTGATGGTTACGGTGGTTATAGTACTGAATATGAGAAAGAAATAGCGTTGTGGGCAGAGGTGAAAAATAATCGATATGCAGAAAAGCAGGCATTTGATTCTCCTAGTGCCATAAACAGCGTTACTTTAATAACACGCACATATAGTGAAATTCAAAAAGGCTGGCATCTTTTATGGCAGGGCAAGGAATATGAGATTGTATCGGTGACTAGGTTCTATAAAGACAGCACCTATATAGAAATTGTTGAATATGAAAAAGGTGTGTAATGAAGTTTTATGCGAAAGTAACAAGTAATGATTTAACAAAGGCTTTAGGGAGTATTTCTGCTTGGGATGGGAAAACTCGTCTTGCTGTAGAAAATGCACTGCAAAATGGCACAAAAGCAGTGGCAAAAGGTGCAAATCAAAGAGTCGCTCAGCGTAGTGGTAAACTAAAAAAATCTATTAAAACAGGCTTTGACAGAAGAAAGCCGGAAGGCATGGTCAGAGCTAAAACACCCTATGCTCATATTGTGGAGTTTGGATCTAAAAGTTATACGGTAAGGGCAAAGAATAAAAAAGCTTTAACAATCCCTGGGGGCAGTGCGTTGGTGCTTAGAAAAAGTGCTAAAATACCGGCAAGAAAGGGCAGACCGTTTATTAAACCTGCTTTCGAGGCGGAAGAACCCAAGATTGTATCTAATATAAGGAAGGTACTGAATAAATGAAACGTATACCATTAAATGCACTGCAAAAGGCACTTCTAACTTATATTTCAACTAATGAAAACGTGCCAATCTATGATTATGTGCCGGACACAGCGAAACCGCCCTTTATGACAATTGGCGCTTTTACCTGCAAGGAAGCCGGCACAAAATACGAAGATATGGTAGAAGTAACAGTGCAGCTTAACATTTGGTCAACCTACAAGGGCAAGTTTGAGATTAACAGCATTGCTAACAGGGTAATTGTGTTATTGCAGACAAAACAAATAGATTTAAGTGCTGATGCATTTGCAGCCATCCGTCAACAGGTGGATTTCTTTGAAGCCTATCCGGAAGAAGAAACCGGGTATAACGGAGTAATAAGTTTAGTCATATTAATTCAGAATTTACAAAGGAGTGAAAACTAATGGCATACACAGTATTTGCAGAGCCGGCCACTACCAGTAAGGCAACGGCAGGCAAGGATTATCTTCTGTATGTGAATACAGGAGCAACTGAGACAAGTCCTACCTGGACTTTGGTAGGAGGGCAGAGAAGTGGGGATTTATCCCGTAAGGCAGATGAAATCGATGCATCAGACAAAACAAGCGGTGGCTGGAAGGCTACATTACCTGGTCTTAGAAGTTGGTCCATTGATTTAGAAAGCGTTTACCTCGCCGGAGATACGGGAGCAAAATTCTTAGAAGCTGCTTTTTTAAATAACAAGCAGGTTCATATTAAGTTTGAATATCCGGATAAAAGCTATTTGACCGGGTGGGCATCTCTTACAGAGTGCAGTCTTTCCACACCTCATGATGATGTAGCTACCTTAAAGGGAACGCTTTCCGGAGCAGGTCCATTATCTGATTTGAAAACAGGAGGTACGGTAAATGAAGAAGGTTGAGTTTCCGCTATTTGGAGAAAATGAATATATGTTTTTAAATATCGGCAGGCTGATAGATATTGAACGGATGACAGGAAAACCTGCCGGAGAGATTATTAAAAATCAGAACCTTGATTTAGGAATGCTTACCATCATTTTAAGCGTGGCATTGCGTCACCATAAAATGCGTACGCCCCAATGGTATGCAAATAAGTTGCAGGATTTGGTGGATGAAGGCATTGACCTTGAAACAGATATTCAGATTCCGGTAGTTAAGTGCATCGCCGGTTCCGGCATCCTAGGCAAGGCTGTATATTATAAGCTTTTCCCGGAAGAAATGACGGAAAATAGCAAAGAAGAATTGGAAACAGAAAGAAAAAACTAAAGGAAGGGAAGAGAGTCCCTTCTTTTTTTGATTGGCTTAAATGGGCAGAGGGCATTGCTTACGGCCCACTTGCTTTAAAGCCTAAGGAATTTTACAAGCTTTCACCGCTGGAGCTGACAAAGCTTGCAGAAGGGTATGACCAAAGACGTTTGACCACGCTTTGGACGATGTCTTATTTTACAGCTAATCTCATGGCTACCCAAGTGAAAGGAATAACCCCGGAAAAGCTTATGAAACCATTTTTGCCGAAAAAAACAGCCGGCGTCAAAGAGCGAGAAAAAGAAGAATTTTTCAAAGAATTTTATGCTAAACGGAAGGAGGCGGATGAATGTCAACGGTAGCAGAATTATTAGTAAAAATAGGGGCAGATTCTTCAGATTTAAGAAAAGAGATTGCAGCTACTAAAAGGCAACTCAAATCTGCCTTCGGTTCTGAAGGCTTAAATCTTTCTGGCAAGGCTGTAACTGTACTGCAGGGCTTGGGAGTCGCTCTTGGGGCATTAGGCGTATATGCGGTTAAAGCAGGTGGTGAACTGCAAAACGTGCAGGTTGCTATGACTAATATGCTGGGAAGTGCGGAAAAAGCTGCTGCCTTTGTCAAAGAACTGCAGGATTTTGCAGCTCATACTCCTTTTGAGTTTAATGATGTCACAAAAGCCAGTCAGAAGTTCCTTGCTTTTGGTTTTACCGCTGAGCAGATTATTCCTACGCTTACCGCTGTGGGTGATGCTGCGGCAGGCGTAGGGGCAGGACAGGATGGTGTTAACCGTTTAACCATTGCTCTGGGGCAGATTGCGGCTAAGGGTAAGCTTGCCAGCCAGGAAATGATGCAGATTACAGAGCTTGGAATTCCTGCCTGGCAGCTTTTAGCAGATAAGCTTGGCACTGATGTAGCAACGGCACAGGATATGGTTACCAAGCGTATGGTAGATAGTCAGATGGCATTAGATGCCTTGGTTTCCGGCATGGAAAGCCGTTATGGCGGAATGATGGCGCAGCAAAGCAGTACAGTCCTAGGTACTTGGTCGAACCTTATGGATGGGATTGGACAGGTCGCATCTCAGACCGGACTTGCTATCGCTGAGGCCTTGAATTTACCGGAGCTGTTTAGCTCCATAGGCGGATGGCTGAGTAATTTTGCAGCCGTTTTACAAGAGAGCGGTATTAGAGCGGCTATCTTAAACTGCATACCACCGGAAGCACAAATAGCAATTGTGGCATTTGGCACGGCTTTGACAGGGGTCGCCATTCCGGCAATGTATGCGGCAGGAGCCACCGCACTTGCAATGGCAGCTCCTTTTGTGGCAGCCATAGGTGCGGCACTCACGACAGCAGCCCCCTTTATAGCGACTATTACCGCAATCGGTACAGCTCTTTATGTGTTGTGGGCAAAGGGTATAAGTGTTGCAGATGTATTTCAGACGATGGGGGTTAAAACCGAGCTGTTATCAGAGTCAGGCAGTGCTTTACAGTCAGCTTTTGCAGCGGTGGGCAGTTTATTAAGCACTGTTCTTACCGGTTTAAAACCTGTTTTTGTAGCTTTTGGTGCTGTGGCAGCGGTTGTTATTTCCGCTGTTTTACAGTATTTTGGATTTTTAATTAATGGTGCCGCGCAGCTCCTTTCTGTGGTAGGAGCGGTAATAGAAGGAATTTGCGGTGCCTTCGAATGGATGGCAAATGGCATTGGTTCAGCTTTAGAGGCGGTAGCCTCAGCCTTGGGCGGCATGGCAGACAGCATTCTGCCTGCTTGGGCATCGAGCGGACTAGCTACCATTTCTAATTTTGTATCTAGTGCAGTTAGCTGGCTATCCGGTCTTATTGCAAAAATATTTGAAACGAACGAAGCTTTAAACGATGTGGGCGTAGATACGGCAGAAGGCAGTAACAGTACGACAGCCAGACCAAAAAAAGAATGGAAAATGCCCGATTTTAGTAATTTTAAAGGTTCTGGCGGCGAGAGTGTTCCCTCAGGGGTTTCCGGTGGTGGAGTCAAAAGCTCGTCTGCGGATAATACCGCCTCTAAAGCTGCCAGCACTTCCAAATCCATTGAGGATGAATGGGTGCGTACCTTTAATACAAAGTCGGAGCTTGTAGACCGTTGGTATAAGGAAGAAACGGCGGAACTGGAAAAGTCAAAAGCTGCCAATGAAGACTATGAGCGTGATAAGCAGCGCTTAACAGAGCTGTATGCGCAGAAAAGACTTACTGCACTTCAGGAAGAAGCTAAGAAAACCCAAGATATAAGGAACAGCATTAGAGATGCTGTCTTTGCTTCTGAAGAAGCGGGAACGGTGTTAAATACGGATGCTGTAGCCGCAGAACTTGTAAAAATGGAATTGGAACATGAAAAAACGGTCAGCGGGATTGAAGAGCGATGGCAAAATCTCAATAACACTTTTATCGGTCTTACAAATTCTGAAAAAGAAGTGTTTATCCAAGCTTTAAAGGAACGCAGTATTGCTTTTGAGCAAAGTGAAACAGGTGAGCTTGATTTCCATAAACAGATGCTCAAGGATAAACTGGCAGAAGATAAAGCATACGAAGATACAAAAGCTGAATATCATGCTCAGTGCAAGGATATTCAGGCAAGTATTGATGAGGCTTACAGAACTAATGACCTTGCAAGACTGCAGGAAGTGCTGACGGAAGAAGCCGCCATTCGCCTTAATGATATGGAAGCACAAAAGGCCATGATGGATACCTACAAAGAGGCATTCCTAGCTGAACACATGACGATTTCGCAGCTTGTTGCTGGAATGTACAGTACAGCCTTAACGGGATTGGAAGATGCCTTTACAAGTATCCTTACCAATGCTAAAAGTGCAAAAGATGCTTTTGCGGATCTAGGCAAGAGTATGCTAAAAGTGATTGCTCAGTATTTTGCCAAACAGGCAGCAGGAATGATTATGTCCCACGTTATGGGGCAGAACATTCAGAAAAAAGAAGCGGCAGCAAGCACTGCACAGTCAGCGGCGGAGCTTTCTGCATGGGCTCCTGTGGCAGTGGCTTATGAAACAGTTCACCCTGGTTCTGCGGCCAGAGCCTTAGGCATGGTTACTACTTCTCTTGTTACGGCAGCCGCCTTAGGAACTTCGCTTTTAGCGGTATCTTCAGTGGGAGGAAGTGCCGGTAATTCAGCGGGGAGTATTGCTGTTGGAGAATATGCTAAGGGCGGGTACTTTACAGGACCCACCTTAGGTATCATTGGTGAGGGGGCAGACAACGAGGTAGCACTGCCTTTAAACCGTGCAGTGTTTAACAATATTGCTGAAGGGATTGCAGCAGCAGGAGCAAGTACGTCTGCCCAGGTAACGCAGAATATTTATGGTGATATAAATAATGCGGCAGAAGTAGAAGATTTGTTTGATGAATTAAACAGTATGGTGGCTGCCGGATTACGAGGTGTGTGACATGAATTTTCCTATAAGAGAAAGTACGGATTCAGCCTTAAGAATTATCAAAGACGGGCATGAATATGTTCTGCCATCGGAATGGTCGCTCTCAGATGCCGGAAGCTATGACTTTAATAATAAAATTGAGGACAGAGCATTTTCTCATGGAGGAGATGTTGTAGGTGACGGTATGGTTAAAGGGCATACCATCAAGGTAAAGTTCTCTATGTATGGAACAGACGAATTTACTCATGATGAAATGTTAAACAGAGCGTATAGGTGTTTTGCTCAGACGGATTATAAGCTGTACTGCGGTCGGTCTGACCGTTGTTTTAATGTGGCAGGCATAAGTAAGATTACCCATGATTATGTGAATGGCTTTAAACAAAGGTGGAGTAATATTACGGTAAGCCTTCTTTTAGCTGACCCGTTCCGGTATCAAGGGCAAGAAAGCCTTGTTGTATATGACTTTCCGGCAGAAGCCTATCAGGCAGAGATGGTGCTGCATAATTTAGGCAGCGTAGATACACCGATCAGATTTAAATTTACTCCTAAAAGCAAAATGGCAAGTATTATCGTATGGCATGAGGAAACTAAAAAGCAGTTTAAACTGGCAGATGCGCTTTTAATCGCACCTGCCTTTACTGTTATTAATGCCAAAGAAGGTACGGTGTGGCGCAATGATTTCAATAGTATAAATACTTTCAACGGGCAGTTTTTACAGGCTGTACCGGGGAAGAATACCTTGTATTACACGGGTGCCGCAGGAAAAATTGAAATTATTTACACCAACAGGTGGTTTATATGAATTTTAGTTTTGGAAGAAGCCTATTTGGAAGGTTTATATTCGCTGGAAAAACAGGCAACGATGCCAATGAACATCCAAAAGGGGAAACAAAAAAATATTATCCCGGCCAGTACACGGTTATTGCCTATGCGGAAGATGGAACAAGGACAGCTTTTTTCGGCAGCGGCAGTGAGAAGAATTCTTTAAGCAAGGTAACTTTTGAGATAAGTTCCACAGGCTGTGGCAGCTGCGAGTTAAGCTTTAAAGTATTACCCAAGAATAGCGAACTTAACTATATGCAGCGAGTGGATATTCACCTTTTCGGAGATGAGCAGCCGTGGTATTCCGGTTACATTATTACAAGACCCGTGGAAGGCTCAACGGAAACAGAATATAAATTTATAGTTCATGGTTATTACAACCGTCTGGAAAAACTGGTGCTTTTTGAAACCTATGAAAATATGGATCCTGGGGCAATTGTTCGGGATATTGCTATGAAGGCAGAAAGAACCCATGGCATTATTTATAATGCCAGTAAAATAAGCGATGCTGGATACATTATCACGAAGCTTGTCTTTGATGGGGTTACGGTAAAAGAGGCTTTGTCAACCTTAGCAGATTTTGCTGTGGACTATGTTTATGGTGTGGACGAATACAGAAACCTCTATTTTATGCCGAGGGAAACCGGTATTAATGAACAGGCAAGGCTTACGGTAGGCAAGCATATAAATAAATATATCCCATCTTGGAACGTAGAAAAGATTGTAAACTGGGCAAGGATTAAGGGCGGTAATATTGACGATGAAGGGGAACAGTGGCTGTGCGTAGTGAAAGATGATGTGAGTATTGTGAAATTCGGCAAACGAGATAAAGTGTGGACATTGCCTTCAGCCTATGAAGTATCTGATGCGGTTAGATGGGGAGAAAATCAGCTTGAACGCTATAAGAATCCCATCAAATCTGCAAAGATAAGCGGAGTGCGGCTTGAGTATCCGCTAGTTGATGGTACTTTTAACGTACGGCATATGACTACGACAGGACAGGCTCAAATAAGGACCCTGTCCGGGGATACCCATGATTATCCCATCACTAAAGTTAAATATACGATTTCAGCATCTGGGGGCATCGCTACAGATATGGAACTAGGAGAGCCAATCTTTTCACTGGAAAAATATCTCTCTGACATAGAAAGAAATGCCATGAATATAGAACAATCGCAGTCCTCTGCCATTAAGCAGCTGACGGCACTTTAAGGAGGTAGTAAGGTGGCGATTAAAGATTATAGACTAGACCCGTTTTTGAATGTTATCAACATAAAGAAAATATCCGGCGAATATCATCAAGTGCCAAATCAAAGTCCCTATACCGTAAGGCTTAATGAGGTACCGCAAAAAACAGACCCTAGCTCTCTGAATATAAAGTTTGCCAATGGTGCTGTACTTACAGAAGTGGCAGCGCAGCCTAGTCAAGGGCAGTATTGGCCGGATTATAATACGGCAGCTCATGGAGTGGCAGATTGGAATACCGGAACACTTCTGTTTAACGCAGCTGATGCCGGAAAAATCGTTTATGCCAGCTACAACGGTATAGGTACACTGGTGGATGACAGGGTGCAGGATATGCTGGAGCTTGCGGTGACTACCAGCACTCAGCCGGAAAGAGATGTAAGGCTTTCCGGAACTGCTGTTAGTTATGATTCTTCAGAAAGTTCCGGCGGTGGCAATCTTGCTTCCGGTTATGTAAGAGTGAAACAGCACCGGGGGCTTCCTGCCGGGACGTATACTTTAAGGGAAGTAATACAGCATTTAATCAATCGCAGTCAGACGTTGGAATTTGTAAAAGGTACAAATTATTATAACTGCGATTGTGACTGCGGTGATGATATGTAAAGGTGGCGAGCGCGTGATTTCTATTGATAATAATTTTAATATTGAGGCTTCGCAGTATGATACCTATACCATTCGGTTTAAATTTAAGGATTATGTACTGACGGGTGATGACAAATTCCGTTTTTCAATTAAAGCAACTTCTAATTCTACGGATGTGGTATTTTCTAAGGATGTGTACAACGCAGGGTTTAATTATGTGGATTTATCCATTGCACTTGGTGAATTGGACAATCTTGCGCCGGATACCTATGTGTATGATGTGGCCATAATCAACAAGAATACGAAAAAGATAACGACTTTAATTTGGTCAGCTTATTTCATGATTAAGGGGGTTGCCCATAATGTCGATTGATTTGGAAATAGAAGTAGATGCTCTGAATAACGCGGGCAGCAAAAGTCTTGAGGTCGGAGAATACGGAGCAGAAGTAGCCAAGGAATATGCGGATAAGGCATTTGAATATGCTGAAGATGCTAAAAACAGCAAAAACCTAGCCGAGGCTTGGGCGGAGAGTATTGATGCACCAACCGGCGAAGGGACAAGGTCGGCTAAAAGCTGGGCAGAGAATGCAAGGCAGTGGGCAGAAAGCGAAACAGAACCGGACGGGGTAAAAGGTGCAAAATCAGCAAAAACCTGGTCGGAACTTTCTAAAGACCATGCTAATGCTGCCGCTGCATCTGCTTTGACATCAAAAAACAGTGCTGATACGGCGGCTGTTTCGGCAAAGGCTGGCAGTGACAGTGCCAAAGCTGCTGCTCTATCTTCACAGAACGCGGCAAGCAGTGAAACAGTTGCTAAACAGAGTGCAGAACTTGCTGCCGCCAAGCTTGAGAAACTAGAAACAGTGGATTTGCCCCTAAAAGCAGATGTTGCATCTCCTGTTTTTACCGGGCAGCCCAAAGCACCAACAGCGGCAAATGGAAATAACTCACAGCTTATTGCTAACACGGCCTTTGTGCAGGGCGCTATAGCTGCTCTTGTGGCATCTGCTCCGGGGACATTAGATACGTTAAAAGAATTGGCCGCAGCCTTGGGCAATGATCCAAACTTTGCCACAACGGTTACGAATCTTATTGCGGCCAAGCTTGATAAAACGGCGAATGCTGTAAGTGCGACTAAAGCTGTGCAGGACGGCAATGGGAATAATATTGCAAGCACGTATGCTACCAAAACCGAGGTAACAGGCGGTATTACTAAACTTGCCACAGTTGCATCTACGGGTAGTTATAACGACCTTTTAAACAAACCGGTTATTCCAAGCAAAAACAGTCAGCTCACCAATGATAGTAACTATGTGGCTAAAGATGCCAGTGGCAATGTTACTATTACCGGAACGCTTACAGCCGCAAAGGTTGTAAATGCCTATTACAATGACTACGCTGAGTTTTTTCCCAGAGGTGAAGATACCGAGGCAGGGGATATTATTGCCTTGGCTGATGGCACTAAGGAAAAGTATGTCAAGGCAAGCGAGGACGCTGCATTGGTGGTCGGTGTTCACAGTGACGAATATGCGCAGGTAATTGGGGGAGAAACAGACGAAAACGGTAATGTAGATATGGATAAAGTCCTGCAGAATTATATTCCGGTAGCGTTAGCAGGGCGCGTACACGTTAAATTTTATGGAACGGCTAAGGCTGGCATGAAGGTTGTGCCATCCGAAATACTTGGAGTTGGGAGAGCTTTCACTGATGGTGACAGTGAGGAGAGCGTTGTAGGCAGAATCGTTCTTGGGGACAAGTTTCAAAATGTAAGACGGGTAAAGATTATGGTAAGGAGGCAGTGATGGGTAAATTTTTAAAACGCACGGTGCATACAGTCTTTTTGATGTTGGGTAATAGCTGCAATATGAATTGTCGATACTGTTTGCAGCATCCTTTGGTTACAGCGCAGCTGCCAAGTAAGATTAACCCTGAGATTTATGATTTTTTAAAAGATTGTGCAAAAGAACTGACGGAAGGGCAGAAGCTTCACATACAGTTTTATGGCGGCGAGCCGCTGCTGTATTTTGATGCTATAAGGGAAATAACAGAGCGGACTCACGCTTATTGCTGGCATTCCGTAATAACAAATGGTAAAGCGGTCACCAAAGAAATGGTGGCCTTTTTTAATGCTTATAAGATGCCTGTTACCATATCGTGGGACGGCAGAAATGTCATGGAAACTCGTGGTTATGATGTGTTTGCTGATAAGGAGAAAAGAAAGCTCCTGCTAGGAATAGAGAATCTAGGCTTATCTGCGGTTTTAAGCAGTAAGGCATATCCGCTAGATATTTTAGAAGATTTTCAAGCAATTTCAGATGATTATTACAAAATTCATGGCTACCAGGTAGGGATAAACATTGATGAGATTTTTAATACGGGAGATTTGCCGGAAGAACTTTTAGCAGTAGATTATCCTCGAGTAGAGAGCGAAATGCTTGGACTAGGAAAGTTTTATCTGGAGAAAAGATTAAATGGCAGCAGAACAGAGCTAAAAGACTATACCAAGCTCTCTTATGTGGACAGACTATTTGGAATGCTGAAGCGTTTTTATGCAGATGGTGACGGAAGGTTTCATAAACACTATTGTTCCTGTGGCAACGGGTATGACGTTTTGAATCTTGATTTAGAGGGGAATTTGTATCCTTGTCACAATACCAGCAGCAAGATTGGCACTATCACAGATGACTATTTTACTTATTTAAATAAGGTCCTATGTTCTGATAACACCAAGGTAAATATGAGTGTTTGCTCGGATTGTCCTGCAATTGCTTTTTGCAGAGGTGGCTGCAAGTTAGTTAATGCTGAGGCAAGAAGGGAAGGTTATTGCAGATTAAAACAAGCGGTCTTTTTGCCGGTGCTTTCTGTTTTTGAAGAGTACGGCAGACGGATGGCAGGTGATGTAAATGGCGGTTAACGGTTCTATAGCTAAGACAACTTTTACGGACAGCTCCGTTTCATCTAGTTTAAAAATACGTCCGGTTCATATTACGGAGCTAAGGACGGCGATAGACAGGCTGCAGGCTTATGCGGCCAATGTAGATAACTGCGGAAACTGTACGTATTGTCAGACTTGTCAAAGCGCTACCTGCCAAGATGTTACGTGTCAAAGCCAAAGCTGCCAAAGCTTGTCCTGCCAAAGCTGCCAAAGTTACAGCTGCCAGTCCATGGAATGCGATTGTGACTGCGGCGATGATACGTGAGGTGTTTAGATGGCTTATACAGATACAACCTTAAACAGCAATATTGTGGTAAAAAAATTGCATATATCAGAATTGGCAGCAGCCTTGACAGCGATGGCAGCTAATGCAAATAAACCATCTGCTATTGATTTAAGCGGCTTGACATATACCAAGGTGGTAAGTGCTAATATTATGTTTTTGAGGGCAGCGGTAAATAATCTTGAAACGAGTTTTTCCGGCAACTGCTGCCAGGCAAATTGCTGCCAGACTTGTCAGAGTACCTATTGCCAAAGCATCTACTGCCAAAGCTGCCAGGGATGCCAAACTTGCCAAGGGTGCCAGTCTGTGCGCTGCCAATATTGCCAGACCCAGTGTACAAACTGCAATTGTAACTGCAACTGCAGTAATTGTGACTGCGGAGATGATGGAGGATGATGAAAATGATTATACAAGGACAGGTTTTAACAGATAATGGTCCGGTGGATATTAAAAACTTAAAACCGGGAGATAAAGTACTGAACCAGCTGCATCGCGCTTTTGCAGTTACAGCAGTTCAGAAAAAAACGGTGAGCGTGGCATATACATTTGCTAAAAATCCTAATCTTATGGTGACGAAGGGAACCGTTATAAAAACAGTTTATGGAAGCAAAAAGGTTGAGAAACTAGAGAATGTGTTTTTTTACATGGCTCAGCCCAATGCACGTATGATTAAAGATAAAATTCAGAAAGCGCTGGGCGAATATACCGCCTATGATATTCAAGCAGATGGTTGCAACTCTATATTTGTATCGAATTACTGCTTAGAACTGGAGGATAAAAATGCTTAAGATATATTTCAACGAAAAGTCTGATTCGGAGCATAAACTAAAAATAATCATTAAGGATTTATGTGTTGCGGCAGAAGTAATTGCTAAGTATCCGGCAGGCTATGGGAAGGATGCCATTGAAACTCTGCGTCCTTATAATAGTTATACCCTGGTAAGCAGTTCGGGAAAAGTTAAAAATTATAGGAAGATGAGCAAGTCTGATTTTAAGTTCTTGGACCTTAACAGGTTAGGAGTCAGCGTAAAGCTCGATTTTGCCGAGCTTTTGCAGCTTTATGGGACGGCGGATATTTTGCAGCTAGATACCGGAATTATAGGCGGAACAGAAAGAGATATTATTATCCGTGTTTTTGAAGGCAAAAAAGAAAATACTGAAATTGTGGCAGATGAGGAGTATGAAATTTTAAGCTTTAATTCAGATGATTTGGTAACGGGTGATCATCCAAGAATGCATCTGTGGGACAGCTACGCTCTTAAAATAGGGGATAGGATTCTTATGGCTAATCGCAAAGGTATGTCTTTAGGCGGAGATTTCACGATACCTGTGACATTAGAACAAGGTAAGGACTACGCAGAATTTGAGATTCTAAAATATCCGGGAAGTTTTGAAGGCGAGCCTTTGACTCGCAATATTGATGATGATGATGTCACGGTAGAAAGTACTTGCGGCATTATTAATAACCGCAGGGTGCAGTTGGAAAACGGTAAGGGGAAGTTCAGACTCTATCCTATGGGTCATACCGGAATTTTCAAACTAAAGCTTGGCAGAAAATGGTATGAGGTTTGGAATGAATATAACCTTATCTTGGAGGACTAGAATGCAGGCAACTATTTATATGGGCAGTAAATGCAATTTAAACTGTGCGTACTGCCACAGAGAAGCGGATGAGTTTGAACCAAAAGTATCAGAGAAACTGATAGAAGAACTAAAAAAGCTAGATGATCCTACCATAAAATTTATGGGTGGTGAGCCGACCTTGTATATGGGGGAAATAAAGCGGATTGTAGCAGCTCTGCCAAGCGCAAAATTTGTCATTTGTACAAATGGGGTGAATTTGGAAAATTACTTACCGTTTTTTAGAGAACACGATTTTCTAGTATGCATCAGCTTTGACGGCGGTGCCAATGCGGAACGCGGCTTTGACCCGTTTACCAAGGCTATTGATTATCCCAAGCTTGCCGTTTCCACAACGCTTCATCATGGTCATATAGATTTAAAAGCGATTATAAAATCATTTGCCGAAAAGGAAAGAATAATCGTCAGGGCATTATCTTTTTTTCCTCATTTTGCTCATGCCACGAACACCGCTAATGATACATATGCACTAAGCCTTGGCGATGCCGAATACATACTAAGGCAATACAAAGAGATGGTTGGCAGTTATATGGAACAACGGTTTAAATACGGTGTTCGTAATTTTCGCTATGAGGGTATGTTTACCGGATTATTAAAACGCTATCAAGCAAATTTCAGTTATGGGGAAACCTACTGCGTTAATAAGAATTTGAAAAAATATAACACCAGTGGGGAAAGTTTTACCTGCCTTTATATAAGAGATGAAAAACTAAGTGATAACTGGCAGACCGAACAGCAAAGGCTTCTAGACGAGAAGTTTCCAGAATGCAGATGCTGTCCGGTTTATTTTATGTGCGGTGGCGGATGTATTAAAACCAAAAGCAGGGATATTGAGTGTTACATCAATAAAATGCTTTTTAGCTGGTTTAAGGCAGAATATGAAAAGTGGAAAGGAGCAGGCTATGCTGACTAAGAATTTATTTGTTTTTCCGAATACTGTTAATAGAAAAACAGAGGTAGAAACAATAGAGCTAAACATTGAAGATAAGGTTTTAAAATTCTATCACAATGGCAGGCCGTGTATTATCGATACCGAGGTTTTAAAAGATGGCAGTTCCACAGTTATTCTTAACAATGGCATTACAGATAACACTTATGTGCTGTATAACTTTAGGGAGATGCTGCAGGTGCTGGATATGCTGCCAAGTGAGTTTCTGACCAATCTTTCTCAGCGCTGTTTTATGCAGATAGATAAAAGTGGTGGGGAAGTTTTTATCAAGGTGTTTTTGCTGAAGGGTATGAATGAGCTGTCCAGCGATACCAACGATTTTAGCTGTTTTGCCCACTATACTTTAGATTACATACACGAGCTTGATTGGCGGTATAGCTGGACGGTAAAAGAAGTGAAAGCTGTTCTTAAGAACGGTTTTTTGACTGTACGTTTTAACACTACTATTTCCGACTTTTGGAAAACACAGGTATTTATAAGTCATGCCGGCCAGAGCCAGCTAGTTAAGAAAGGCTTTAATTCGGTGGTCTTTAAATACATACCGACAGAAAACATCTATTTTGGCGCAGAAAATTGCAGATATACAGGCAGGGCGATTGATGTAGTCAGGCTGATAAGGGGGTAATTAGATGGGAAAAGAAATATTGACCAGTATTTTAAGTGCTGGTCTAGGTATGCTTTTGACCTACATTTTTACGGAGCTTAGAACGAGAAAGAAACGGCAGAATGCTCTTCAGACCGGATTGCAGGCATTGCTTCGAGATAGAATTATTCAGTCTTATAACCATTACGTAACGGAGAAAAAATGGATTCCTATTTATGCTAAAGATAGTCTGGTTTCCTGCTATGAAAGTTATGAAAACCTTGGCGCTAATGGAGTAATAGATGATTTGATGGCTGAAATAAAGGCACTGCCTAACTACAAGGAGGCCTAGGGTGTTTGAAAATGTTAAGCTAATCTTCGGCAGAGCAGTGAGTACCATAAAGGGAAAAATCAACGTGATGAGTAAGCCGATAAAGTTTGTAATTACCGGTTATTTTATGTTGGTTGTACTTTTGGTATTGACTTACTATGCGGCATGGTTGTATCAAAGCTGCAACGGTCAGATTATAATGAGTGACCTGCTCGCGGTAATTAAAGAAATGATTGGACCTGCCATGATAGGTTTTATGACCTTCATAGCAGGCTGTTTTATTGACATGAATAATAACGGGATACCGGACAGATTTGAGGAGGAAAAAGTCGATGAGAAAAATCAACCTAGATGAGCTTAGGATTATGGCCGATGCAGCAAAAGACTGTATCGACAAGATTTATGTGCATTGGAGCGCAGGAAGGCACCATCAATTTTTTGATGATTACCATATTAACGTAGATGCCGATGGAAGCATTTATGTCAGTACGGAGGATTTGACAGAGCTTTTGGCTCATACTTGGCACAGAAACAGCAGAACCATTGGTATCTGCATGGCAGCCTGTTATGGAGCAGAAGCACATAGTGGTTATAATACAGACTTTGGCGATTATCCACCAACGCAAGACCAAATCGATGGAGTGGCAAAGGTTGTGGCGGTTTTATGTGAAGAACTGAATCTGCCTATTGATTATGCTCATGTTAAAACCCACTGTGAGGCCGCGGAAGAAGATGATTATGGTCCATCAACAACTTGTGAACGCTGGGATTTATGGTATTTACCGGATGCACCGGTTACAAGTGAGTTAAAACCGGGCGGAGAAGTAATTAGGGGGAAAGCTGCTTGGTGGCAGAAAAATAAATAAAAGTCTGAAGAAAACGACCCTCAGAAATACGTTTTAAGCCGTTTAAATTTGAGGGTGCGTATGATTTGACCTATGAAAAAACTCTATTTTTAGCGAGGTGGTGAAATGCTGCATGAAAACAAAAAATACATTATTGTTGGTTTTGGCCTTTGTGTTTTGCTTATGGCTGCCTGCTACTGGGTACACAGCGGAAAAGACGTATTGGATAACGGAGCAGGAGTTGAATCAGTTAGAGAGCAACTTGACTCAGCTGCAACAACTGAACGAGAAATCACAGAAGGAATTGAGTCTGCTGAAAACAGAACTCAAAATATCCAAGACGGAATTGAGCAAGGTGAAGCAGCAGTCTATAATGCTGCAGAGCGAGCTGACTGTATTGAAGAAAACCTCACAGATGCAGACGGACTTATTGCAGGGTGCCAACGCATCCTTGAAAATGTACGTAGAAGGGGAGAAGAAAAGACTGACGGCAATTAAGAAACAGCGAAATATAGCCTATGGAGTTGGATCGGTTTTACTATATGCTTTGGTGAGAAAATAGAATAGATGATTTGATGCCCGTCTTGGATGTATTCCTTGGCGGGCATTATTTTTTTTATTTATTTTTTAAAACCGTCAGATTCATTGCTCTCCCAAGGCTATTAGGTAGAGGGTCACATAAAGAACTCTCGGAAAGGAGGCAAGACGATGAAACAAAATTTGAAAATCAGTGTTTCAAAGGAGCCAAAAGCAGACGGTATTCTTTCCTGCCGCACAGTAAGTGTACGTGAACGTATTTTAAGATTTTTCCTCGGCGGAAAACAAAAAATCACGATTCTTGTACCCGGTGACAGCGTAGAGGAAGTTGCTATTTGCCCAGCTAAGGAAGGAGGAATGGAATCATGAGTAAAGTAAGCGAGTTGTCCATGCTCGCCCTTGAACTCAAAAAGTGTGGCGAAGCCTTGATTGGCATTTCGGAGGGGCTGGCTGATATGTTTGGCGGTGCAGAGGAAGAAAAACAGCCTGCAAAGAAAGCGGCAGCGAAGAAAAAGGCAGCCGAAGAGTCTAAGCCTGAACCACAGCCGGAGAAAGAAAAGCCGCTGACTCTGGAAGAGGTCAGATCCGTGTGTGCGGATAAATCCCGCAAAGGCTGTACGGCAGAAGTCAAAGCAATCCTTAACAAGCATGGTGCAGAAAAGCTGTCCGAGATAAATCCGGCAGAATATAAGGCACTGCTTGCTGAAGTGGAGGTACTTGGGAATGCCCTATAAACAGAAGGTGAATTGTACTGCAGGTGCAAGAGAGACTGGTCTGGGACACGCAGTATTATCAGCATCCTCCAGTCACAGGTGGCTGGAATGCCCGCCCTCGGCTCTGCTCTGTTCCAAGGCAGGAGATACAGCAAGTGAGTTTGCCATGCAGGGTACCGATGCCCATAGCCTTTGCGAACATAAGCTGAAAACCGCTCTGGGTCAGAAGTCGAAAGACCCCATGGAGAATTTGCAGTATTTCGATGAGGAAATGGCAGATTGCTCCGATATGTATGCCCAATATGTGATGGAACAGCTTATGGCGGCAAAAAAAAAAATGCAAAGACCCTATTGTTCTGATTGAACAGCATCTTGATTTTTCCAGATGGGTGCCGGAGGGATTTGGCACTGGGGACTGTGTCATCGTATCAGATGAAACCATTACCGTGATTGATTTCAAATATGGTGTTGGGATCTTAGTAGAAGCAGAAAAGAATCCGCAGATGATGTGTTATGCACTGGGAGCCTTACAGCTGTTTGACGGTATCTACGATATTGATTCGGTGGCCATGACCATCTTCCAGCCAAGACGGGACAGCGTCAGCACATACACCATTTCCAAGGAAGAACTGCTGAAATGGGCAGATGAAGTGCTTAGTCCCACAGCACAGCTGGCGGCAAAGGGAGAGGGCGAATACAAAGCCGGAGACCACTGTCAGTTCTGCAAGGTAAAAGCCACCTGCCGTAAGAGAGCCGAATACAACCTTGAACTTGCGCGTTACGATTTTGAAATGCCTTCCACCCTTGAAGATGATGAGATAGAGGCCATTCTTGGAAAAGTCGATGCGTTGGTATCTTGGGCAAGTGATATCAAAGAATACGCTCTGCAGCAGGCAGTCAGCGGCAAGGAGTGGAAGGACTGGAAGATTGTCGAAGGGCGCTCCAACAGGAAATATGTCAATGAAACCGCTGTGGCAGATACGGTTAAAGATGCCGGATATGACCCGTATGAACATAAGGTTCTGGGTGTTACGGCAATGACCAAACTGCTCGGCAAGACAAGATTTGAAGAACTGCTCGATCGGTTTATTGAAAAACCACAGGGCAAGCCAACATTAGTACCTATGTCGGACAAGCGTCCGGCAATGAATACAGCAGCAAACGATTTTAAGGAGGACAAATAATATGTCAAAGAATTATATCAACCCAACCAAAGTTATCACTGGAGTAAACACTCGCTGGTCTTACGCAAATGTATGGGAAGCAAAATCCATTAACGGCGGCAAACCGAAGTTCAGCGTGAGCCTTATCATTCCCAAGGATGATACAGCAACCGTCAATAAAATTAAAGCGGCTATTCAATCTGCTTATGAGGAGGGTCAATCTAAGCTTAAGGGCAATGGCAAGACCGTGCCGACACTTTCAATTATAAAGACACCGCTTCGTGACGGCGATCTTGAACGACCTGATGATGAAGCCTATGCAGGGTGCTACTTCATCAATGCCAACAGTGCATCTGCTCCGGGCATCGTAGATTCAGACCGTCAGCCTGTCATAGACCGCAGTGAGGTATACAGCGGCGTATATGGCCGTGCCAGCATCAACTTCTATGCCTTCAACTCCAACGGAAATAAGGGTATTGCCTGCGGTCTGAACAACCTCCAGAAGATAAAGGACGGTGAGCCGCTTGGCGGAAAGAGCCGTGCAGAGGATGATTTTGCAACCGCTGATGATGAAGATTTTTTAGCGTAGGAGGGATGAAAGGTGTTCAGTTATGAATTTCAAAAGCAGTTAGTCGTTTCGGCAGGAGCAATTTTCATCTATGTAATTGCTGTCTATACTATTTTGGACTGTGCCAATATGGTTATCAAAGAAATTTACAAATTAGGAAAAAACGCAATTGCTAAGTTGAAGGAAAAAGGCTATTTAAAATAATACACGGGCGGTAGAGGGAAACCTTTACCGCTTAAATTTTCATAGGATGGTGATGAAATGAAATATATAAGTATTGATATAGAAACGTATTCAGATGTTGATTTACAGAAATGCGGCGTATACCGTTACACGCAGTCAGCCAAATTTGAAATTCTGTTGTTTGGATATGCCGTTGATGGCGGTGCGGTTCAGGTGACAGACCTTGCTCGCGGCGATAAAGTCCCTATCGAAATTGTTAGGGCGCTGACAGATGACAGCGTGACAAAATGGGCATTTAACAGTTCGTTCGAAAGGGTCTGTCTTTCGGTATGGTTGCAAAGAAACTATCCGCAGTACTTCAGAAGTTACAGCATCAATGAAGACACAGTAAGAGATTACCTTGACCCGGCTGCATGGAAATGCTCCATGGTTTGGTCGGCATATATGGGATTGCCGTTATCTCTTGCTGGTGTCGGCATGGTACTTGGACTGGAAGAACAGAAACTGAAGGAAGGCAAAGACCTCATCCGTTATTTCTGTGTTTCCTGCAAGCCTACCAAGGTCAACGGTGGCAGAACACGCAATCTGCCGGAGCATGATATGGAGAAATGGAATCTGTTCAAGTTCTATAACAAGCGGGATGTCGAGGTTGAGATGTCTATACAGGACAGGCTGAAAAAATATCCTGTACCAGACTTTGTTTGGGACGAATACCACCTAGACCAGGAAATCAATGACCGCGGCATTGCCCTTGATATGGATGTGGTGGAGAATGCCCTTGCTTTTGATGCAAAGTCCAAAGCAGAGCTGGCAGATAAAATGCAGAAACTGACTGACCTTGATAACCCCAACTCTGTGGTGCAGATGAAACAGTGGCTTGCAGATAACGGTCTGGAGATGGACAGCCTTGGCAAAAAGGAAGTAGCACAGGCGGTTAAAACCGCTCCGAAGGAACTGGCGGAGGTTCTGCATCTGCGGCAGCAGTTATCCAAGTCCTCCGTAAAAAAGTATCAGGCAATGCAGAATGCGGTCTGTGAGGACGGCAGAGCTAGAGGGATGTTTCAATTTTACGGTGCCAACCGCTCTGGGCGCTGGGCAGGTAGAATGATACAGCTTCAGAATCTGCCTCAGAACCATATGCCTGATTTAAAGCAGGCTCGTGGTCTTGTGGAGTCCGGCAATTATGATGCGATAGTACTTTTGTATGATGATATCCCGGATACGCTGTCCCAGCTTATCCGGACAGCCTTTGTGCCAAGAGCTGGGATGAAATTTGTGGTAGCGGACTTCTCTGCCATTGAAGCAAGGGTGCTTTCGTATTTGGCAAAGGAAAGCTGGCGAAGCGAGGTCTTTAAAAATAACGGGGACATTTATTGTGCTTCGGCATCTGCCATGTTCGGTGTGCCTGTGGAAAAGCATGGCGAGAATGGACATCTCCGTCAGAAGGGAAAAATCGCAGAATTGGCACTTGGATATGGTGGCTCGGTCGGTGCATTGAAAGCAATGGGTGCGTTGGATATGGGACTTGAGGAGGAAGAACTCCAGCCGCTTGTGGATTCGTGGAGGTCAGCCAATCTCAACATTGTGCGTTTCTGGTGGGATGTTGACAGATGCGTAAAGGATACGGTCAAGAACAGAGTAACCACAGAAACACACGGCATCCGCTTTTTCTGCCAGAGCGGTATGCTGTTCATTCAGCTGCCAAGCGGCAGACGGCTTTCCTATGTGAAGCCGCATATGGGAGAGAACCGTTTCGGCGGCGAGGCAGTGACCTATGAAGGTGTAGGCAGTACGAAGAAATGGGAACGCATCGAAAGCTACGGTCCCAAGTTCGTAGAAAATATCGTGCAGGCAATCAGCCGTGACATTCTTGCCTATGCCATGCGCACCTTATCTCATTGTTTTATCTGCGGTCATGTTCATGATGAACTGATTATTGAGTGCAGCATGGGAGTCACCATTGATGCCGTGTGCGAGCAGATGGGAAGGACCCCGCCTTGGATTTCAGGACTTCTGCTCCGGGCAGATGGGTACGAATGCAGCTTCTATAAAAAAGATTAGAAATCGTCAGATTGCACTTCTTGCCAAGGCTATAAGGTAGGAGGTGCTTTTCTAATGAATGATGAGAATAAAACAGTAACGAAAATTACAGAGCCGGACAGTTTACCTGTCCTTATGAAATCACGCATGACGGAGGAACAGCTGTGCGGTGATTATAAATATTGTATGGCACAGAAAATGACAAAAGCATTGCTTGATAAGGGCCTGATTTCTGTGGATGAATTCAACAAAATCAGCGAAAGAAACCGCCAAGCTTTCTCTCCATATTTAGCTGAAATTATACCATAAAAGACTTGATATATATCGATTAGTACGGGAATATGTCCATACCGAAAGCGAGGTGAGTTGATGAAAAGGATAACAAAAATTGAAGAAAATAATGCCTTATCGGTTAAGACGAAAACCCGTGTTGCTGCCTATTGCAGAGTGTCCACGGCAAGCGATGAACAGCTTATCAGCCTTGATACGCAGAAAGCACATTATGAGGATTATATCAAATCCAATAGCGAGTGGGAGTACGCAGGGGTATTTTTTGATGAAGGTATTACTGGCACCAAAAAGGAGTGTCGTGACGGTCTGAATTCCCTGATTGATTCCTGCGAAAAAGGTCTTGTGGACTTGGTCATTACAAAGTCCATCAGCCGATTCAGCAGAAATACAACAGACTGTTTGGAACTGGTAAGAAAGCTGATGGCGCTAAATGTGACCGTGATTTTCGAGAAAGAAAATATTAACACGGATACGATGGAAAGTGAATTGATGCTTTCCATATTAAGCAGTCTTGCGGAAAGCGAGTCGGTGTCCATTTCTGAAAACAATAAATGGTCAATACAAAAACGCTTTCAGAATGGCACCTACATTATTTCTTATCCGCCTTATGGTTATGAAAATGCCGGGGGAGAAATGATTGTTGTGCCGGAGCAGGCAGAGGTTGTCAAAAAGATATTTGAAGATACGCTTGCCGGGAAAAGTACCCATGCCGTTGCAAAGGAACTGAATGACAGCGGTGTGAGAAGCAAGAAAGGCGGAAAATGGACTCCCGGAGCCATCAATGCGATTATTCGCAATGAGAAGTTTACGGGAGATGTTATTTTTCAAAAGACCTACACCGACAGTCAGTTTAGCCGCCACACCAATGATGGCGAGTTAAATCAATATCTGTGTGAAAATCATCATGAGCCGATTGTAAGCCATGAGATTTTTGACAAGGCAAATGAGGTCCTGAATCAGCGTGGCAAGGAAAAAGGCAATGGAGAGCGAACCGAACGCTATCAGAATCGTTATGGCTTCTCAGGCAGAATCAAATGCGGAGAGTGCGGCGGAGTCTTTAAGCGAAGAATCCACTATAAGCCGAGCGGGAGTTACATTGCTTGGTGCTGCACTCATCATATCGAGGACAGGCACTCTTGCTCCATGAAGTACATTACTGATGATGGGATAAAGACAGCTTTCCTTACTATGATGAATAAACTCATATTTGCCCATCAGAGTATATTAAAGCCACTGCTTTACAGCCTGCAGGGGTTTGACGATAAGAACAGGCTCCTGCAAATACAGGAATATGAAACCAAGCTGGAAAAGAATATGGAAGAAAGACAGGTTCTGACCAGTGTAATGGCAAGCGGACTGTTAGAGCCAGCACTTTTTAGCAAGAAGATTACGGCTTTGACTTTGGAAGAGAAACGCTTGCAGGAAGAAAAGAAACACATGATAAACACGGTCAGTGGTGACAGGACAAAGATTGAAGCATTGGAGAAACTGATGAAATTTGCACTCGGCAGCGGGATGCTGACGGAATACTCAGATGAGATATTCCTTTCCCATGCGGAAGGGGCTATCGTGTTTTCAAGAAAAGAAATCGTATTTGAATTGAAGTGCGGACTGAAATTAAAGGAAAGGCTGGTGGGATAATGGCACACATACCCTATGGATATAAGATTGTAAATGGTAAAGCAGAGGTTGATGAAGAACAGGCAGAAGGGGTCAGAAAGCTGTTTGATGGCTATATTGCAGGGCTTGGATTAAAGCCTGCGGCAGAGAATGCAGGTCTTGAGATTTTTCATGGCAGTGCAGGCAGAATGCTTCGAAACACGCATTACCTTGGCGATGAATATTATCCTGCCATCATCGACAGAGAGCGTTATGACAAGGCGGAAGAAATTAGAATGTCGAGGGCATCTTCCTTGGGCAGGGTCAGAGAATTGCAGGCTGCACCAAAGCCAGTGGCGGATACAAGGTTTACCCTGTCCCCTGTTGAGAGAAAATTTGCAGATCCATTTGAACAGGCAGAATATGCCTACAGCTTAATTGAAAGTGAGGTGACGATACATGAATAAGAGTATCACAGTTATCCCGGCACGAAAGCGTGTGGGAAATACCGTAAATAAAGAAGTAAAGCCGAAACTCAGAGTCGCAGCGTACTGCCGAGTTAGTACAGACAGCGATGAGCAGGCTACCAGTTATGATGCACAGGTAGAACATTATTCTAATTTCATACAGAAAAATGAGGAATGGGAGTTTGCCGGGATATTCGCTGACGATGGCATCTCCGGCACCAATACCAAAAAGCGTGAAGAATTCAACCGTATGATTGAAGAGTGTATGACGGGCAGTATTGATATGATAATTACAAAGTCCATCAGCCGATTTGCCCGTAACACCTTGGACTGCCTTCGCTACATAAGACAGTTAAAGGAAAAGAACATCCCCGTGTTTTTTGAGAAAGAAAACATCAACACAATGGATTCTAAGGGAGAGGTGCTGCTGACCATTATGGCAAGCCTTGCACAGCAGGAATCGGAGTCCTTAAGCAAAAATGTGAAGATGGGGATGCAGTTTCGATTTCAGAAGGGAGAGGTGCAGGTCAACCATAATCGCTTTATGGGATATACCAAGGACGAAGATGGACACCTTATCATTGAGCCTGCCGAGGCAGAAATCGTCAAACGAATTTACCGAGAGTACCTGCAGGGGGCAAGCCTAAAACAAATCGGAGACGGCTTGATGGCGGATGGCATTCTAACGGGTGCAGGAAAACCAAAGTGGCGTCCTGAATCTGTGAAGAAAATTCTGAAAAACGAGAAGTACATCGGTGATGCTCTTCTGCAAAAGACCTATACCGTGGATGTCCTTACCAAAAAGCGAGTGAAGAATAACGGCATCGTTCCGCAATATTATGTAGAGAACAGCCACGAAGCGATTATCCCCCGTGACCTTTATATGCAGGTGCAGGAAGAAATGCTCAGAAGATCCAATCTTCACAGCGGTGCGAACCGAAAGAAACGAGTCTACAGTAGCAAATACGCACTTTCCAGTATTTTGTATTGTTCGAAATGTGGAGATATTTATCGAAGGATTGCTTGGAACAATCATGGAAAACGCTCCATGGTATGGCGATGTGTAAACCGTGTAGAGCATGGCCCCGACTGCTGCGATGCACCAACCGTGAAGGAAGAAGAATTACAGAATGATGTAGTAAAGGCAATCAACATGGCTCTTGGTGGTAAAGATGATATGATTGCCGCCTTAGAAGAAAATATAGCGATGGTGCTTGCTTTGGAAGATGAGACTTCGATGGAAAGCATCGATGCCAAGCTGGAAGAGTTGCAGCAGGAGCTTCTGAAACGAGCCAATGCAGGACAGGATTACGATGACCTTGCCGATGAGATAGACAGCCTGCGTGAGAAGAAGCAAGAGGTCATGGCGGACAATGCCGAGCGAGAAGGACAGAAACAGCGAATTGTGGAAATGCAGCAGTTCCTTGCTGGGCAGACGGAGCAGATTGAAGAATATGATGAAAACATGATCAGAAGAATGGTGGAGAAGATAACGGTTTATGAGGATAAATTCACGGTTGAATTTAAGTCTGGGACGAGTGTGGATGTGGAAAGATGAGATAATACTGCCAGACAGCCCCTTACAGAAAATGTAGGGGGTATATGTATATTTTATAAAAATCAGATATTTAAAACGATGAGTTTTTTGTCTAAACATACAAAATACACATTTACGCATTGACAACTGTGAATGTGAATAATATAATTGGGTCAGTTGTAAATAAGGAGTGTGATGAACAATGGATTATAAAGCTGATGTACGACTTATAAAAGCTTTGGCAGATGAAAATAGGCTTGCTGTATTGAGAGCACTGCAGGGCGGAGAAAAATGTGGATGCGTTCTTCTGGAAGAATTGCAGATTACTCAGCCAACATTATCTCACCACATGAAAATATTGTGTGATAGCGGAATGGTTGATAGCTGCAAAGACGGCAAATGGATGCATTATTCTTTATCGTTAGAAGGATGTCATAGGTTAAGATGTCTTGCAGATAAGTATTCAATAAAGGATGCAGATTTTGCTGATTATAAAAAATGCAATGCCGAAAATAGATGTAATAAATAA